GCCCCCGGAAATCTCGCCCCCGGAAATCCTTGCACCCCCGGAAATCCTTGCGCCCCCGGAAATCTCGCCCCCGGAAATCCAGCAGCTAAAATCTAAATTGGATTCGCTTTCAATATATCCGCCTTCATCCCCTTTTTTCACTTTCGCATCATCCCATTCAAAATCAATTTCGGCTTTGATTTTGAATAGTTTTTTCCCGCTATTATTAATTTTGTTTTCGCATAAAACTACAGAATATTTTTTTTCCATTATAAAATTTCCTCCTTTTTTTCTATTTTAATTTTTGCCCCCAAAAATTTTCTTATAACTTTTTTATCCTGATAATCATAATGATATTTTCCGCCCTTCCGTACAATATTTATTTTTTTGCCGATTAATTCTTGTTGTACCCTATTAATCTATTTCCGCTAAATCATATTCTTTTAAACTTCGCACAATTTTCATTGCCATTTCGCCTTTAATAAGTTCAAAAATTTTGTATTCTTTTGAACCCAAAATTGTTCCCTCCCCGCATTGATACAACCAACAAGACAAACTTTTTAACGCTATAAATCGGGTAACATTGAGATCAAAATTATATTTATAGTTTTTAATATATTCCAAATTCCCTTTTAAATCTTTATACCTTTCATTTACCGCCCGGCAGTTCATTTTCATCATTTCTAAACCTAATGTTTCCATTGCTATTTTTTCATAACCCGGAATTTCTTTTAATCCGAAAATATTTAGCAATTCCCTTTTTGTGCTTTCCATATTTTGGGATAAAGATAAATAAGATAAAAAATTATTTATTGTTTTATTTTCTACTACGTAAGCACTCATAATTTCCCCTTTCCTTTAATAATTTTGTAAAAGTTTGCACTCTACCTGTACTCATATCGTATTTGTCCATTATATCCCGCTCCGATAGTTGATTCTGATAATACCATTTCTACGGCTTTGCTTTTTTCTATGCCTTTATCAATGTAAAAATCAATTTCTTTTCGCATTTCTTTTGATCTTTCATCTGCCCATTCTTTTATGCCTTTTCCGTTTTTTGGATTATAAAATTCTTTCATTTTTTCCCCTCCTATTTAAATTGTTTGTGCCAAATTTATTGTTTTTATAAATTCAATTAAAGCCGAAAAAGTTTTAAAACTGCTATTATTTTTACACCATCCGGAAACAGCTTTTCCATTTTCAACCTTAATTGATACTAAAGAATTTATACATTTTTGGAATTTTAAAGGAAATTTAAAGCCCGTTTCATCACGAAAAGTTAAAACATCCTTGCCGTTAACCTGAAAAGTTTTTTCTTCTTTTAATCCGGTTATGATCCTTGAAAAATTATCTGTAATTTCTTTTAAAGCTTTTTCTTTTTCCATTGCTATTTTTTCCGAACGATCCAATAGGGATGTAATTTGTACCCTCGCATGTACCATTGGGGCAGCGAAATGCTATTTCCCCATCGGTTCTATCCCCCTCACAACTCCAATCGACTGCATAACCGCAATCGCACAGGAGAGTTTCCATGTTCCCGGCTGCATTCGCTATTTTTATTGCTTTCATTTTAAGCCCCTTTTTTATCAATATCAATTATTAATTAATTGTTGTACCCTATATAGAGCATAAAAACTAATCAAGGTAATGTAACGCTTTTTGTACATCGACTTGCTCATTGGTAACTAACACATTATCACGTCTGCTCCGATATTTTATTTTGTACCCCCTGCAAAACTTTTTTATGGACTCCTGTCCTTTTTCTGTACATCCCTGCATTTGCAAATAATATTTCTTTTCCATTTTTTGATCCTCCCGTTTTTTATCAATTATTAATTAATTGATTATGGTAATATTATATACCAATACCAATACCATGTCAAGCATTATTTTTGTAACGTGAGCTAACTATCGACAAACAAAGCAAATATAGTTTTATTATGGTGTGATTATATTGTTGTCAATTGGATTTATTGACAGGATTACAGGATTGTAATTAATATATTTTTATGGTATAATATTGTAAATAAAATGATTAAATTAAATTGTAAATATTGTTATAAAGAATTTACGCCTATACGTTCAACTAAAGTATTTTGCTCTGATCTATGCCAAACACGCCATTATTATAATAAGCCAAAGGTTCCGGCGCATACCTGTTCATATTGTAAAAAAGAATTTATCCCTAAATTAAAAGACCGCGTTAAGTATTGCTCAAGAGATTGTTATTTTAAAAACAAAACAGCAATATCAACCATACGGGGGGCATTCCATTCTTTGGTTTGTTTTTGTCAAATAACCGTATGCCTAGCCATCCTCTCACTTCCGCAATAAAATTTACAGGGGGTGGGTATGAACACTTGACAAACCCAAAAAAGAGCGTAAAATAAAACAATGCCAAAAATATTTCAACTCTTACATTTACAAAGTGAGAGATTAAATATCATCGTCCGTTGTAACAAATATAAAAAATGTTTGATCCTTAACTGCCCGCATTTTGAAGAACATTTTGCGTGGCGGGATTGCATTAAAAAGAATAAATTAAATGTCTGCCAAAGGCATAAAGAAGGCGGAGTTAAAGGCGGAGTTTGTGTAAAGGTGAAAAAGAAAAAATTCTTGATGGAAGATATCCCTGCGGAATTCGCAAAAGTTATTGAAGAGGATTTTTGGGAAATTATATAAAATTTTTGTTGACAATCAAAAATAGTTGATTTATACTCCCATTATGATTATAATATCGTGGTATTATAAAATAGTAAAAAATTATATCCGGGCAGATTTTATCGGTAACGGTTTTAGGGCCACGACCCTATTACTGGAGCCGATTTTTTTTGCCCGGATTTTTTTAGGAATCTATGTATAGGGGATTTATAAAGGTATTTAGAAAATTAAGAGAATGGGAATGGTATAAAAATTCTGAGATGGTGCATCTATTTACTCATTTATTATTATCTGCTAATCAAGAAGAAAATAATTGGCAAGGTGTAACAGTGAAAAGGGGGCAACTTATAACCGGGTTAGATTCCCTTAAAAAAGATACAGGTATTTCAACACAAACGCTACGCACTTGTATTGCTCGGCTAAAATCAACAGGCGAAATAACAAGCGAATCAACAAACAAGTTTAGGATTATAACTCTATTAAAATATGAAGAATATCAAGAAAAGAATATAAAACTAACAAGCAAACCAACAAGCAAACTAACAAACAATCAACAATCAACTAACAATCAACTAACAGCAAACAAGAATGATAAAGAATTAAAAGAACTTAAAGAAAATAGTGATCCATTTATTTTACCTCAATTTATTAATCAAGAAGTCTGGAATGAGTTTATTAAAATCAGAAAATCCAAAAAAAATCCCAACACTGATTATTCCCTGAAACTGATTATTGAGAAATTAAATAAGCTTCCCGGGGATAAAAACGAAATATTAAAGCAAAGTATTGAATCGGGATGGACTGGAGTTTTTCCTTTAAAACAATTTAACAATAACAAGCCAAAGGTGAATTATTTATGAATAATCTTAAAAACGATCAAGCCGAATCTTATATAATCGGATATTTACTTTCTAATAAAAATACGATCCTGCTTGCTATGGAATATATTACCGAAAAGGATTTTAGTAATAATAATTATCAAATGATATTCCGGTGCATTTATGATTTATATCTAGCGAATAAAGAGCCGGAACTTATTACCATATCCGAGATTTTAAAACCTTCTATCCCGATGATCTACACCGTGTTAGTTGACGCTATGGAGAGCGATTCGTATGTCACGGAAAAATCGTTTATTGATTGTCTCGAGCAGGTTAAAAAATGTTCGTTGCTTAGAAATATTAATCATTGGCTATATAAGGGCTATGAGCGGACACAAAGTCTCAACCTTGAGGATATTGACAGCTATATTTTAAATCTCATAGACGAGTCATTCCAATACACTGAAAAGCTGAAAAAGAAAAAGAACCCGGATCATAAAGAAATATTATCCGAAATAACATCCGATATTGACAAGGATTATGTTAAAAATATTGCAGTTACCGGAAGGCTTGGGGAAGTTGTACCCGGATTATTTCCCGGGCATTTAATCCTTTTAGGTGGGTACACGTCAACAGGTAAAAGCTTTTTTCTTAACCAGATGATTATTGATATTTATCAAAACAATGGCAAGGTTTTATTATTCAGCCTTGAGGATTCCCGCAAAGAAAAGCTAATTAAAATAATTTCAAACTTATCAAATATACACCAGACCGAAATTATAACCAATGCCGTGGCTAAAAAACCCGATGATATAAAAATTATATCCGAAATTATGGGTAACATAAGCCCATGGGAATTTTATATTTATGACGATGTTTATAATCTTCAAGAGATCAAAATGAAGATTAAAAAACATAAACTCCAAAATGATATTGATATTGTCTGTATAGATTTTATCCAGAATATAAAAGAACCCGGAAGCATTTATGAAAAAATGTCAAAGATTGCTTTAGAATTACAGATGATTGCTAAAGAATTACAGGTTACCATTATTGCCTTAAGTCAGGTTTCAAACGAAGGTATGAGTAACCCGGACATAATTGGTCTTAAAGGGGCCGGAGAGATCGCCGCCGCGGCTGATATAATTCTTTGGCTTAGAAGGTTTAAAGAGCCAAATTTACAAAATGTCCTTGATTGTGAGATTAGAAAAAATAGACCATTTGGAAAAACTGGAACAATAGCATATAAATTTAGTCCTAATTGGTCAAGTTTAAACTCAATGTCAAAAGAAGAAAGGGAATACCTTGAAGAACCTGCGAATAAAAAAATACCTGGAAAAGATTTTTATAACTACTAAAAGTTATGAGGCTTGTAAAAAAGTTTTAATGTTTCATTCTCTAACATCAAAAGAATATGAGAACTGGATTAAATATATTTGTGATAGATTGAAAATCTGAAAAAGGGTGTTCGATAGATTAATATAATCAAATTCTTCCCGCACAAAGTGGGGGGTGGATTTAACGAAGTCGGGTTTAAGCAAGGGAAGCTATTAAGAAGTTAATAAAATGTTGATTCTATGCGGTTTGTGTAAAAAATAGTTAAGTTATCCACAGGGAAACGTTAAAAAAGGGCTTAAATTTGGCTCAAGACACAATATTTGGATTTTAAATGCTGTTCCTAAATGTACTATTAGTGATGATCCTGCTTATACCAGAGGAGTCGATGATTTTAAAGAAAACTTATTAAAATAGGAGTTATTTTGAATTTAACAAAGAGAGCTTGCGGATCCCCTGGTTGCCGAAACATCACCCGCAATAAATTTTGCGAAGAACACCAGATTGATTTCGACAAAAAACATAAACAATTACAGCAAAAATATGACAAAGAAAGAAGTGTTCAGCACGGCAAAGATTATGATTCGGAATGGAGAAAAGTTAGATTGATAAAATTAGCTCAAGACCCTTTATGTGAGGATTGCCTTCGATTTGGTATAACCGAACCGGCGGTTATGGTACATCACATAAAATCTATCGAAGAACGCCCGGATTTACGGCTTATAATGTCGAATTTGGAATCGCTTTGTAATAATTGCCATGAGGTAAAGCCGTCAACAATTAAAAGAAGATGGGGGAGGGGATAATATGGAGAAATTTAAAGTTTTTTTAGGTGATAAAGAAATAAAAAGTAAAAAAGTATTTAATATTACAGATAAACCTTATAAGATATTAAATGTTTTTGTTAGCGGGAAAAAAATTGGTTTAAGTCGGATAGTTACAAGTGATCATCCCGATAAAGGATATAGAAATTATAAAATTCCAAGAAGATATATAAAAGTCTTAACGGAGGTTTAAAATAATGCGTAAAAAATCCGCAACTGAAAAGAAATTAGCCGGGAATCCGGGTAAAAGACCAATAGTCGATGAGTTTGAAGTTGGTGAGGCTATAAAGCCGGATGATTTAACAGAAACCGAAGAATATTTCTGGAATAAATACGCTCCGGTTTTAAAACGATGTGGAAAACTTATGGAAACTAATGTAGATTCTTTTCTACGTTTAATTCAGAATCAGGCGCGCTTAAAATTGATTGACGATGAATTAAAAACTTTGGAAGACCTTATTCAGGAAAATACTTTTTTAACTAAAGGCGGAGCAGAAGTAAATACAATAAAAGAATCGGTATATTCTGAACTATCAAAAGATTATACGGCGAAAGTGGTTAAACTTGAGAAGATGTGGGGGCTGTCGGGGGATTCGGTATTGTTTAAAATTAAAGCACCAAAAAAAGATAAAAAAGAAAAAATGTCGGAAGATGAATTTTTAAATTAATATGGCATTAATACCAGAAAAAGAAATTAAAATTATTGAGCGGCAGGCTATGGGTTATATTGACGATGTTTTGTCAGGTAAAATCCTTGCTTGCCGGTTTGTTAAACTTGCCTGCCAACGGCATTTAAATGATTTAAAATACGCGCATGAAAGAGGGCTTATTTTTAATCGGGAGCGCGCGGCGCATGCAACTCAATATTTTAGTTATCTAAAACTTTGGAAAGGTAAAGGAAATAAAGGTCAAGAATTTATTTTATCGCCCCATTATTATTTTATTAACTGGACTTTGATGGGATGGTATCGGAAACAAACAGGATTCCGAAGATTTACGAAAGCATATATTGAGAAGGGAAGAAAGACCGCAAAAAGCGCATACGCGGGCGGGCTAGGCTCATATTTCTTTGTAGCGGATGGCGAACATGGGGCAGAGATTTATTGTTGTGCTGTGGGCAAGGAACAGGCGTATATTGTTTGGGAAAATATCCGTAACCTTACCAAAACATCGGGATTTGCTAAAAAAATAACTTATCTTACCCATGCCATGATGATAAAAGAAACGAATTCAAAATGTGAATATTTGGCGAGTAAAACAGACAGCATGGATGGACTGGATATTCATTTTGCTTCGCTTGATGAGCTTCACGCACATCCGAAACGATTGGTTTATGACGTAATTGTGGACGCGTGCGCGGCAAAAGATCAGCCTTTAATTTTAATTATTACGACTGCCGGGTTTAACCAGACTAGCGTCTGTTACGAAACAAGGGATTACATAGCAAAAATATTAAAAGATGTTAATATCCCAGATGGATTTAAGGACGATTCTTTTTTTGGAATTATTTATACTCTTGATATGCAAAAAGACTGGCCGGAATTAATTTCAAAAAAAGAAAAAGAATTAAAACCTGATTCGGTTGTTGAGGATGATTGGCAGAATGAAGATGTTTGGATAAAATCTGTACCAACATTAAAGGGAATTAGTGCGACTGGTATAAAATACGGATTGGATAAAAACAATAATACAATTCCCGGATATATGACGAAACTTGAGGATATTCGGGATGCTTGCCGGATCGCTATTCAAATGCCTTCGGCCCAAAATAACTTTTTAACAAAAAGATTAAATATCTGGACGCAACAAGAAAATAGATGGTTAAGTTTGGATTTATGGGATAAAAATAATATCCGTCCGGTGAAAGAAGAAAATCTTTTAGGTAAATGGGCGGTAGGCGGAATTGATTTATCTTCGGTATCAGATTTAACGATATGGTGTATGTTGTTCCCCGATGAAACTGATAAAAATTTACTTGATATTTTAATCCGGGTATGGTGTCCAAAGGCACGCCTTTATGATACACGGAATAGATACCGCGAACAATATCAATCATGGGAAAAACAAGGATATTTATTAACTACTGATGGAGATGCTATTGATTACGGTTTTATCCGTCAGAAAATAGTTGAGGATAATTTAAAATTTAGAATTTCAAGCATTTCAGTTGATAGGCAATTTCAAGGATATGAGTTTTCTCAAGAGCTTAATAAAGAGTTTGGGGCTACAAAGGATAATGATAAGGTTATTGCTTGCGGTATGGGTTTTCAGTCAATGGCCGGGCCTTGCAATGAGCTTGAGCGTCGATTATTGACGTTTAAACTTAATCACGGCGGCAATCCGGTATTAAGATTTATGGCAGATAACGTATGCGTTGATACAGATCCGAAAGGCAACCATTGCCCAAATAAAAAGACATCACAAGGTAAAATAGATGGTATAATCGGTATATTATTGGGGCTTGATAGATTATTGAGGCGCGAACAGCCGATTGAATCCGTCTACAAAACAAGGGGGATATTAATGCTATGAAAAAAGTAAATGCTAGAAAATTTATTAAATGTATTGAATATTTGCAAATATTAAATGACACGGATATAAATAAATTAGATTTGTCGGAATTTACAGAACCATTAAAAGTTAAAAGGGATGAGTTTTTATCGGCAGGGCTAACAAATAAAGATTATCTTGTTAGATGTTGTAAACCTAAAAAAATAGTTTACGAAACCACTATGAAAAACTTTGTTCAAAAAAACAAAAAAACTGATATTGAATATCGTGGTAGAGGTGGATTTTGCTAAAACTCTTAGACAAAAAAGATTTATACACGCCTCAAGAGGTTGCGGAATATTTTATAGTGGATATAAAAACTATTTACAGATGGTGTAAATGTGGTAAACTTAAATATATCCAAAAAGGCAATGGTGGAATTAGAATACCGCGGGAATCGATTATTGAATTTAAAAATAACGGTTGAAATCAGGGAGCCGCCGAAGGGAACCGCCTACTGGCGGCGGGTTCCTGCATTGAAATGTTGGGAGTCTTAATTGATTAATTTTATTATTATTCATGCTAAAACAATACTTATTATTATAGCAATGACACTCAATATAATTGCAATGATACTTAATTTATTAGCTTTACGACTACTAAATAAAGCATTACGGCTAATTGAAAGTGTTTCTATTTCACGGTCTTCTTGTCGTAATAAATATTGAGTTTTTTCTTTATTTTTTTTATCTATTTCTTTTAGGATGTTTTCACTATTAGAATTGTTATTAAAATTGTTATTGAAAATTTTATCATGTTCATATTTTAATGCTCTATCTTTTATTTCTTTTTCAATTTGTTTTATTTTTTCTTTGTTATTATTATCTGGATTATCTAAATCTATTATCATTTATTATTTCTCTCCCAATGGGGGAAATAACCGCATTGCCGTTAGGGAACCGGCTACTGCCGGCAATGTGGTTCATTGACTTGTTAGCCGTCTTAATATATTTTCTTAATCATCTTAATTTATTATAAGGAGTTATCATGCAATTATTGCCAAAAGACCAAATAAAAATTTTAGTTAATGATCTTAATAATACTGAAATTATTGCCGGACTTCACACACATATTATTGATGGCCACTGTATAATTTATTGGACAAAACATAATGTTTCAGATCTTCCGAACGATCTCATTGATTCTAATGATTTGAAACGTTGTGGAATCAATTTGGTGAACGGAAAAGCCTTCGGGCGTACTAAAATATTCTAATCCATTTGTTTCAGTATATGAACCGAAATTATTAGATATTAATATTTCTTGAAAATGGATTATTGTATATTTTTTACCGGAATTTGATTCAGCAATAAATCTATCTATTTCTTTTGTTTTAATTTTATTTCTCCTTTTATTGAATGGTTTTATTTATTATTTATTATCTTCGGGCAACATTGAGATAAGCGGAGTTCTACTGAACTTTGCTTCATCGAATTATTAAAATGTCCTCATTTGTCCCCTTATGTCCCTATTTCTTCCTTTCTGTATCAATAAATTATTGACATAGCAATATTATCTCTTATACTGTAATCAAATTTACATATAAGGGGAAATATTGAAAATTCTTTTAGGAATTATACAAATATTCCAAAATATTATATCCGGTGTATCAAAGTCTTTTGATATGCGGGATTTTTTTGTTTATGGCGGATTAGTTATGGCGTTCGTTGGGCTTTTTATGTTTATGCCGTGGGTTGCATTTACGGCTATTGGATTTGTCATGTTGATTATCGGGATATTTATTTTATCAATTAAAGGTAAAAAATAAATGGGTCATTTTTCAAATTTAGAATATAGGGCGATAAGCGGATTGGATGATAAATGGTATAACCCCGGCGGTTACTTTTGGGGCGGTACAGGCAAGAATACTAAATCAGGGGCGAGCGTAAACGAATATACCGCCATGAATTTAGCGATAGTGTGGTGTTGCATAAAGATACTTTCGGAAGATTCGGCAAGTTTGCCGTTGCATTTATACCGGCGGTTACCGAATGGCGGTAAAGAAAGGGCGATAGATCATCCCATGTATAAAATTATGCACGATCAACCTAATCCTGAAATGACAAGTTTTAGTTTTAGAGAAACGTATAATTCCCATTTAATTTCATGGGGTAATGGGTACGCGGAAAAAGAGTTTGCGGGGCGTGTAAATAGATTAAAATATTTATGGCCCATAACGCCGAATCGCGTAACGAAAAAAAGAGATGAGTTTAGCCGAAAGATATTTTATGAAATCACTCTACCGGACGGGACAAAAAAACCTATGCCCCAAAGGCAGATATTGCATACGCCGGGGCTTGGTTTTAATGGATTGATAGGCTATTCGCCTTTAACTATGGCGAAGGAAACTATTGGATTAAATATATCATTGGAAGAGTTTGGGGAAAGATATTTTTCAAATGGTACAAATATAGGCGGGATTTTAGAACATCCTGGAACTTGTGGAAAAATGGAACAGGATAATATCCGGGCAAGTATTGATCCCGAAGTTACTGGATTATCAAATGCCCACAGGTATATGATTTTAGAACAGGGAATGAAGTTTAATAAACTTACAATCCCTCCAAACGATTCGCAATTTTTGGAAAGTAGGCAATTCCAGGCGGTAGAAATAGGAACAAAAATATATCGATTACCACCTCATATGTATGGGGAAATGAGAGCTTCAACAAATAACAATATCGAGCATCAGGGGATTGAGTATGTTACGGGGGCATTGCGTCCGTGGCTTGTAAGACTTGAGCAATCTTATAACATGAATTTACTTGATCCCGAAGAACAGGGCGAATATTTCTTTGAGCATTTAGTCGATGGATTATTGCGCGGAGATTTGAAAAGCCGATATGACGCGTATATGATTGGCCGGACAGGAACATGGTTATCGGCGGATGATGTTTGCGAAATGGAGAATAGGAACCCATTGCCGGACGGACAGGGTAAAAAATATGAGAATCCAAATATTACAATAAAAGAAAATGTTGGAGAAGTTAAGAAAGATAAAGAGAAAATAAGGAGTGCTTTTAGCAAATTATTTTTATCCACATTTCAAAAAATTGTTAATCGTGAAACTTTGGCGGTAGATAAGGCTATAAATTCAAAATTAAATAAGGGGAGTATCGTTGAGTTTAATAACTGGGTTGATACATTTTATAATGAATCGCCAGATCATATCAGAAATCAAATATTCCCTTTATTTTCTTCTTTTATAAATATTGTTTCGGAAAAAGAAGATAATAGTTGGTTTATAGAAAAATGCGTTGATACGTTTATTTCAGATTACATATCAAATTCAAAAAAAGAAATAAACGAGAAAAGAGATGTAGATTATTTGCAGAATTGTATTGAAGTATGGAATAAAAATAAGGCTTCTGCCTTAGTGGATAAAGAGATTGAAAATATTTTAAGGAGATTGTAAAATGCCAAAAAACATATATGAGAAAAGGACTTTTAATATTTCTGAATTACGGACAATAACAAATGACAAAGGTTTAAAAACTATTACCGGATACGCAGCGGTTTTTAATTCTTTATCTGAAGATTTAGGAGGGTTTAGGGAAAAAATAGACAGAGAAGCATTTGCAAAAACAATTCAAAATGCTGATGTCAGGGCATTATTTAACCACGACAAAAATTATGTTTTAGGCAGAACCAAAAGCGGAACATTAAAATTATCGTCCGATGAACATGGTTTAAAAATTGAAAACATCCCGCCTGATACCCAATGGGCGCGCGATTTATTGGTATCGATTGACCGTGGGGATGTTAACCAGATGTCATTCGGATTTAGGACAATATCAGACAAATGGGAAAAGCGGGATAAGGAAGATATAAGAACACTTTTAGAAGTGGAGTTATTTGATATATCCCCAGTAACATTCCCGGCATATCCTGATACGGAAGTTGGTTTACGTTCTTTAGAAAACTTTAAAAAAACTATTGATCCGTTGATTGATAGTCAAAAAAACCAATCTAATCCGTTGATTAGAACTGGTTTAATAGCACAGGAAGACGAAATTTTCAAAAAACTTAAAAGAATTGGAGGAAAAAATGAATAAGTATCAAAAGAGAATGGCTGAATTGTTTGAGAAAATAAAAGGGATTAGGACAAAAGCCGAAACCGAAAAACGTGATTTGTCTGCCGAAGAAATCACACAGCGCGAAACATTTATTGCTGAAATTAATTCGGTTGATGCGGAAATGAAATCCTTCGAGAAAGAAGAGGAACTTCGCGGCAAATTGTTCGGCGATGATAATGCCGAAGGCAGGCAGGCGGGCGATAATGAGTTGAGCGATATTAAAGTTGTTGACGCTCCTATTTATCGCGGTTCTCCGGCTTCTGTTTTAGGGCAACAGTTAATTGACATAAAATTATCTGAACATAGTTCCCCTAAAGAAAGGGACGCGGCGCGCGGAAGGCTTGAAAGGGTTGAAAAACGAAATCAGGCGAATCTTGAAAAGCAGGCTAAGAAAGAAGATCGTGCGGCGGGTACTGGCGGATTTGTTACCAATATCGGTGCAGACGGCGGGTTCTTTTTGCAGGGCGAAACTGCTATTGACTTGATGACGACCGGATTTAACAACAGCGAAGTGTTAAGTCGTTGCGCGAAACGGACATTATCGCCACAGACGCAGTTTGTAGAGCTTATTGGGATTGACGAATCAAGCAGGGCAACAGGGTCAAGAGGCGGCGGAATCCGTGTTTATACCACAGCGGAACTTGACGCTTTAACACAGTCAAAAACAAAGTTCAATAAATTGAGGATTGAACCTAAAAAATTGACTGGTTTATATTATTCATCTTCGGAAGTTGATAAGAATGTTACCTTAATCGGTCAGGAAGCCCGCCAATTATTCGGCGAGGAATTCGCGTTTAAATGTCAGGATTTAGTATTTCGCGGTAGTGGGGCAGGCGAGCCCTTAGGAATTCTAAATGCTCCGTGTCTTGTTTCACAGGCGAAAGAAACCGGGCAGGCGGCTGATACCATTGTTTTGGAAAATATCCTTAACATGGAAGCCAAACTTTGGAATGAAGGCCCGAATGTGGTTTATCTGATAAACAGAGAAACTAAACCACAGCTTTCAACTTTATCGGCAGTTATCGGGACATCCGGCGCATTGGTTCCGTTATACAAAAATGATTTTTATCAGGGTAAGAGAAATTCATCTTTGAATGGTTTACCTTGTATAACTATCGAGCAGGCGAGCGCGCTTGGTGATAAGGGTGATATAGTTCTTGCGGATTTGAGCCAGTATATTACCGCGAATAAAGGCGATATAAACGAGGCTATGAGTATTCATGTTTCGTTCTTATACGATCAGAACACTTATCGTTTCACTTATTTCTTTGACGGTCAGCCTCGTTGGTCAAGTGCGGTAACACCGTATAAAGGCGCAAGTGGAGCGACAGTATCACCGTTCGTAACACTTAACGCAAGGGCTTAATTGTAATTAAAATTTAAAAAAAGATAGGAGGCAATACAATGGAAAGATTATACGAAGGAAAAAAGATTGTTCCGGTTATGCAATCGTTGGACTTAAACAACGGTGTTGACGCGGATTCAATCAATATGAAAAATTTTCACCGGGCGGCATTTTTAATAATGTTCGGTGCGGATTTGTCGGGTGATTTTGTGTTGACCGTAAATAGCGGGGCTTCGGACGCCGCAAAAACAACTGCCGAAACTTTTAAATACACTTATGGCGGTGCGGCAATCGGATCAGCAAATTGTGATGTCCTTGAGGCGGTTGCTGAAAGTGCGGCTTTGACTTGTACTGGTACGACTTTTGTAAGCAGGATGTTGATAGTTGAAATTGACGCGGATAAACTTACGGATGATCAGCCATGGTTGACATTGTCATTCAGTAATGCGGGTGCTGCGGGTAAATGTACAATATTTGCATTGCTTGATCCGAGATATACGCCTTTTGGTGGAACGTCAGCATTAGTTTAATTTAAAATAGTTGGGGCAGGGTTAAAATACCTTGCCCCGATTTAAAAAAGGAGTGAAATAATAATGAAAAAATATTTAATTGGATTTTTTATGTTGCTAACTGCGACATATTTTATCAGTGGGGCGTTAGGGGCAAACATGAGTAAGTTTTCATCTACGCCATCAACAATGAATGTTCTGAATGGCGGCACAATGACTTATGATAGTTTAAGCACTTGCAATGTTGCGGCGGGTGCGGTATTCCAGTATGGCGGAACGGCAATAAATTTAAGCACTATCGTTAATTTAGATACTGCGGAGCTTGGGTATTTAAATGGAGTTACTGCCGGGGTAGCGACTGCCAGCAAAGCGGTTGTTTTAGATACCGGGAGAGCATTTGACACCTTAGATTTAACTACACTCAAATTAGGTGGGACAACGGTAACAGCAACAGCAACACAATTAAATTTTTTAGCAGGTGATACGGCAGGAGTAACAACGGCTTCAAAGGCATTGGTTGCTGGAACTTCAAAAGAGTTGGATACTTTAAATGTAACAAATTTTAATGTTTCAAATAAATTATTTTGGTCAAACTCTGTGTTTTGTTCAACTTTTACAACTTCGGGATCAGAGGCTTTAACTACGGTGGCAGTGGTCGGATTGGATTCTACTGATTATGTGTTTTTGAGCCCTATGGATTGTACTACGACAGTAGTATCGGTATCATCGGTAACTGCTGGCGAGTTTGTGGCTTTGACAAGTGACACTACTGCAAAAGTAACGCGTTATATGGCGGTAATTAAACCTTAAAGAAAGGATAAAAATGATGAAAAAACTATTATCAATATTATTTTTATTCTTATTCTTATTTGCAGGAAGCGGGTTTACTGCGGATATAATTACAGCGATTGACGCTGTTAAATTCGATACCGCCGGTGAGGTTTATACTTCTTCAAGTAAGCCAACCGGCGGAAGCCATTCTTTAACGATTTACAATGATGTTAATGCCACTGGTGATACAACCACAATGTCATTAAAAATTGAAGTATTGGCAAGCCATGATGATACCACTTATTATATTTTGAATGATATTGGAAGATTTAATAAATCCATAACTTATACTACGACTGATGTTATTGAAACTTTTAATGTGGATATTATAGGACATAATTTTATTAAGATTAAGGGTACGAGCGCAGGGTGCGATACGTCAGCGAATTATTATACTACAACGGTAAAAGAAAGGTTTAATAAGTAATATGCTTACTAAAATTTATACTCAACCGGCGGTTGAACCAGTCAGCCTTGCGGAGCTAAAATTACATCTTGGCATTAATTCCGATACATTTTCCGGGAATACCGAATCTATCCAGTCGATTGCGCCGGGGTTGCATACGGTTGACACGGCTTATGTTGTAGGTGTGTCAGTTGAGGTGTTGGGCTATAACGCAATGGTTAACCTAGTATCGGGAGAAAATGGCACTGGCGGCACGGTTGACGCTAAAATCATGGAATCTGATACGGATATTGAGGCTAATTTCTCGTCGGTTACTTCCGGGGCGTTTACGCAGGTTACTACCGCAAATGATAATGCGACACAAGAGAAGGCCTATACAGGATCAAAACGGTATATCAGGGTTGACCATAAGGTGTTAGTAGCCTCTTGTAATTTCAACGCGAATGTCGTTAGAAGTAAAGGTATAAATTCCGATGATGATTTATTGACCGCTCAATTAATTACCGCGCGCGAGGATGCGGAATCAGGAACACATCGGAAATTTATAACACAAACATGGGACTTTTTTATTGATAAGTTCCCGTGTGAGGATTATATCGATATTCCGTTTGGGAATTTGCAGTCAGTAACATCGGTAATATATAAGGATGTTGATGGCGTTGAAACTACGATGACGGTAACAACTGATTATATTGTTGAGCTCAATGGCGATCAATACGGGCGGATATTCCTACCTTATGGTATGTCATGGCCGTCAGAAACTTTGTATCCGTCAAAGCCGATTTGCATAAGGTTTGTCTGCGGGTATGGACTGGCGGCAGATGTTCCGTCAAAGATAAAATCATTGATTAAAATGATTTGCACGGATTTATATAAGGGCCGGGGCGAACCGGTCGAGGGCCGGACAGTGGTTGAAAATAAAACGGTTGAAAGATTAAAATATTTATGCCGGTTATGGGGGAAATATTAAATGTCCTACGGTGATATGAATAAATTAATGACATTGGAAGCCCCTACTACTACGCCTCAAGGTGTAAAGATAGAGCCGTGGATAGTTATAGAAACTTTTTTTGGTGCGTTATGGCCCGTGTCTGCTAATGAGCAAATACAGGCAGGAGGCACGTCAATGACGATAACTCATAAAATCAGACGGCATTATAAAAGTATCTTAAAACCGTCATGGCGGATTAAATATATGAATCGAGTATTCGAAATAAAAAGTATCATAAATATCGGCGAAGAAAATCGTGAAATGGATATTCTTGTTAAGGAAGGAGTGGGCGGATAAATGTCTTACACCGATCCGGTAGAAAATATATTTTCAGCCATTGATACGGAGTTTAGAAAACTAACTGGTGGTTTAAATAATTCTTTCTTTCTTGCTTTGAATGGGAATGGGTATAGGGATGAATGCCCGGCAAGTATTGGGTTTCCCCGATGTATTTGGTCATTGACTACCGATGTCAGAGGATATGAAACTTTTAAAAAGACTAAAAGTATGACGTATATAACCTTTGATATTTATGCGGAAACCATGGCAGAAGTTGGAACGATATATTCTTATTTTAATACTTTGTTTCAAAAATGCAGTTTAAGTATAACTGGGAATGTTTTGGTTTGGTTTAGAGAAATAAATAAAAATTGTGGCATGGAAAGTGTTGACCCGCTTGAAACAACAGCGGCGACAAGCGTGGCAAGATACTCAATTGATTACGAAATTAAAACACAGGAGAGTTGATGAGTAAAACTGGTGATTATTATATAGATAAAATGGATGAAATACCATATTTAATAATTGCTCCTGATTACCGGAATAGTTCGGCGGGTGTAAGGGCTTTACATAAGCTCTGCCATTATCTGAATGAATGTGGCAGTAAAGCATATGTATCAACAAAGAAAATTAATCCTGAATGGAATGAGAAGGGGTTAACTCCGGTGGAAGCGAAAGAGTTTGCTAAAGGGGATGTTATTGTGGTTTATCCGGAAGTTGTTTCCGGTAATCCTTACAATGGGCAAACAGTAGTCAGATATATTTTGAATCATCCGGGATTCTTAGGCGGTGATCTTGAATATCCTGAATCTGAAATATTGTTTTGTTATTCGGATTATTTGCAAAGATATGTCCCTGATGAAAGTAGAATTTTAACAGTTCCAGTAATTGAAGATTTTTTTAAGGATGAAAATCTTGAACGCAAAGGAAATTGTTTTTTTATTGGAAAAGCAATATTAAAAGGTCAAGAGCTAAGCGATGATGATAGAAAAAGTAATTTAGAAATACCGTCGTATTTCTATAATCAGTTTAAACAAATTACAAGCGAATATCCGGCGACAAGACAAGAATTGGCACAATTATTAAAAACAACGGAAAATATTTATATTTATGATGATATGACGTGTTTGACGGAAGAGGCTCGTCGATGTGGTTGTAAAGTTATTTTACCGGGCGGTGAACAAAAAGGCAAAAAATCTTATGCTGAATCTATTGTTAATTTTGATGAACAATTAAGGAACTTTATTAAAGTTACTCAAGACGAAGCTAATCAGATAAACATTTCCTTTAAAAAATATGTAAATCAAGTTAAAAGTAATATTGCTTTTGGATGTTTGGTTAATGACCGCCGAAGATTCCAGAACGTTTTATATGCTTCGCAAATTGGCAAGGATATAAATATCCATACAAATGAAAACGCGGAATATGCGACAAAAGGGTTGAATGAATTACTTGATGTAATTGAACAGGATAAAAATATTGAGATCGTGGTATTAACTCATCAGGATATGTATTATCGTGAAGGTTGGATAGAAAAATTAAGGAAATGTTTATCTGAATTGCCGGAAGATTGGATTATCGCCGGTATCATCGGGAAAGATTGGAAAGGAGTTTTGCAGGGAAGTTTAAGAGATACTCGGTTGCCGAATTTCTTTATACTTTCTAAAAACGAAGATTATCCCATTGACGCTTCTTGCATTGATGAATGCTGTATTATCGTAAATTTAAAAAGCGGGTTTAGGTTTGATGAAACTTTAAAAGGGTTTGACCTGTATGGAACGCTTGCTTGTTTGCAAGTTAAAGAAGCGGGCGGAACGGCATGGATAATAAATAATATCGCCGAACATTATATCACACGTCCATTTTCGTGGTTACCGGATGAAACATTTCAAAAATCATGGACATGGTTATATGAAAAATATAAAACTAAAGGGTTGCAACCATACACAACTGTTTTAGCTGATACTTCTATTCTGGAAGCATTGGATAAAATTAACAAGGAAAATGAAAATAAGGAGGAGTAAATCATGGCAGTACAAAACGGAGATGTAGCATATGTACAATATGCAGGAGCAACGGTAGCTGAATTGGGAACATGGGAAGTAAGCGGATTGACAAACGAAACAATTGAGGACGGCCCGCATTTTGGCGGAAAGATTAAAAAGTTTGTAGCAGGCGCGCAAGACCCCGGAACTATTTCGTTCTCTGGTGATTACGATCCTGCTGATACAAACGGTCAGGTAGCTTTAATTGCCGCCGCAAAAGCACAGACATTAATGACGACATTATATTTTTATGTCAACGCAACGCAATATTGGGCTGTTGATTCTGGCGGGTCGATTATGTTAACTGCCGCGCCACAGCTAAAGGTGTCAGCGAACGGTCTTGGTAAAATATCTTTTACCGGAAAAGTAAACGCGACAAATATGTCATTAATCGGTTAATTAAAAAGAAAGGAGTTGTTTTTATATGGCTTTTATAAACCTTGAGAATGAAGGTACTTGGTTTGACTACGGTGACGGTAAAGTCAAATTAAGGAATCCTACGCTTGAAAAGTTAAAAGAATTGAGAGAAAAAACCACAAAGACAAAAGTAGAATTTAAAAGGGTTGATAATATCCCTTCACGTTTTACTTCTGATGATGTGAACGATTCTTTGTGGAGTGAAATGTTTTGGGATTATTGTATTATGGAATGGAAAGGTTTATGTTCTGATCGTGAATGTAAAATTCAGATTCCGTGTACAAAAGAAAAGAAATTGGAATTGATGTATAAATCAACTCCATTTTCTTTGTTCGTAAATGAAAAATTAAAAGAACTGGCTGATTTAGAAAAAGCCGATAGTGAGAGTGCAAGAAAAAACTCGTAAGGGCTTTGCAATGGAGCGATAACGAAGCCCATGACTGCGAAAAAGGATGTAAGCGGTTATGGGAGAAAAGAGGCAAGGAAAGACCATGTGCAACTTGCAAGCCCGAACACATTGAGGCGAATGACGAGATTATAAAGATTTTTAAGATCGTCAGGAATCAGTTAATTATCGGTTTTGATACGACAATAGATTTAAACCATTTAGCAATCTGGAAAGCATTAGAAAAGTATCAGATTGAAAATGAGGTAGAAGTATTTGAAAAGATTATCTGGCTCTGGCACGAATTGAAGAATCTTAAAAAGGACGGATAATGCGGGTAGCTAATTGGAATATTAAAGAGGCATTGGTCGATGAAAAAGATAGGGTTATTCAGAATGGGAATAACCTTATGGATGAAGTCGTTCAAAATGCAAAGGCATTATGCCCGGTTGGTAAATGGACACGAGAAGGGAAATTTGTTACCGCAAAAGTTAAATTTGTTAGAAGTAGGGGCAAAGGTAATTATGGAAAAGGAACTATAGCGGAATTTGAGGCTTCCCGTTGGACGGGCAGGCAGCCGGGGACTTTAAGAGAAACGATAAGAAGAAAAACAATCGGGGGGAGTGTCAGGGTTTATGCTGGTAATTTTAAGGTCTATTATAGCCTGTGGGTTGAACGTGGGTCTGTTCATAATGTTGCTAAACCTTTTTTAAGACCTTCCTTTTTTGCGGTGAAGCAGGTTGTTGTTGATAAGTTAACGAATGGGGGGAAAGTATAATGGCAAGAGGACAAGGAACGATTTTTGTAGAGCTTGATATTGACGCTACTAAATTCGTTTCTATGGATTCTGAAATCAGAAGACGTGGCGGTGAAACTGCTGTCAGTGTAGAAACTGCATGGCGTGCATTAGGCTCAAAATCCGCTATGGTATTTGATTTGCAAAGGCAGGCGGCGGAGAAGGCATTTGACTTTATTAAACGGTCAGCTTTATCAACATCTCAAGATATTGTCCGGGCTGAACAATTAAAAAATCAGACATTGCAGAATCTAAATAAAGAAATGATAGGAAGTGCCGGAGGTGTTCAATCCGCATTTTCTCAAATGTTCGGGGCGTTTACGCTTGCTAATGTTGCCGCAATGGAAATAAGAAAATTAGCATATGAGGTCAAACAGTTTTTTGTTGATGGTTTTAATGCAGTTGAAAATTTTCGTGTTTCTACCGCTTCATTGGCTTCAACTATTACTACTTTTGCAAAAGGGTCACAATCTGATTTACCCGGGACATATAAACTTGCTTATGAATATGCGAGTGCCTTAGTATATAAATTAGAAGAATGGGACGCTAAAACGCTTGCCACAGGCGAAGATCTGCGGGCTATGGTTGAAACTATGGCACAGTCTGGGGTTGTACTTGATATTAATAATAAAAAACAAGAAGAGGGCTTTATAGCTATCTCAAATGCGGTAGCTTTATTAACGCAGGGGCAAAACCATTTAGTCCAATTCAGACAGGAAATAAGAGGTTTAATGGATGGTTCGATAAGGGACACTAATCGGCTTGCTGTTTTATTGGATAAGGTTGTGGGTGGTAATCTTGACGCGAATTTAAAGAAATGGAAAGAAGAGGGTACTTTAATTGAAAACACTGGGGCGTTATTGAAAGGATTTGCCGCTGGACAGAAGGATATAGAAAATACATGGCTTGCGGTTAAATCTACACTTGAAACAATGTATCATCGTGTTTTGAGAGGAATGTTTGAGCCTATGTATAATGATATTATCGGTTGGGGTAAAGAAATATCCCTTAATATAATGGAACAAAAAGACCAAACTGATAGTCTTGCAAATAATTTGAAAACTGGTATGTACAAAGGTTGGGAAGATATTAAAAATATAGTGCAAACTACTTTGAATTTAATGCAACCGCTTATTGACTCTTTGGGTGTTTTGGGAAGATTAACCGGAGTTATTTTGGACGGATGGGGATATATTTTTGCGGCTGTATCTGCATTTTCGGAGAAAATGGCGGGGACGTATGACGCTATAAAAAATCTTTTTAAAACCGGGGATATTGTAAATTTTCATAAAACTATGTTAGAGAATAATAAAGATACAGCAGAAAAAATGATTCAGAATATGGAAAAATATCAACAGAAATTAGCAGGTAAAGATGTATCTAATGCGAAAGTTCCTGAAATGAATAAAGGTGGCATAGATGATGAATCTATGAAAAAAGCGTTTAAATCTATGGGGGATTCGGCAAAAGATACTTATAATTTAATTGTTAAGGAAGCACAATTTGCGGCAGAAGAACAAAGACGTTCGGGGGAATATGAAAAAACGGTTTTTGAATCGTTGTGGAATAAAAAAAGGGATGCGGCAATTGATTATTATAATATCAGTGCTGAAAATATACAAAAGAATATAAAAGGCGAAACTGAGAAAACAGACGCAATGAAGAAACTTGATAATGAATATTCTATGCAACTCGAAAAGGATATGGCAGAACGGTCTAAAAATTGGGATAGTTTTGGCGATAAGAAACTTACGATTGAGGCAAATTTGAATAAGACTATAAATTCTCTATCTACTCAATCCCATGAAAAGGAAGTGGATTTATTGGTTAAAAAATATGAGGAATATGGACGATATATTAATGATAAAAAGTTATTGGAAGAGGGTTTTAATGCTGAATTAAATTCTCTTATGCAAAAACAATTATCAGACATGAAATCTTTTTATGCTGGGTATGATGAAGGAATACAAAAAGAAAGAACGGCATTGAATGCAATTATTGAATTAAAAAGAAAAGAATACGAAATTATTTATGGTAAAGTCGAAGCTGATAAATGGGCTAATGACCAAATATTGGACGCTGATTTAAAAATGTGGGAAAAAAGATTGTCCAATGCGGAAAAATTTACATCTGCAATGGTATCTTTGGCAGACGGCTTAATGGAAATGCAAGACCGCCGGAACCGTGCGGAATTAAAAGCGTTTGAAAAACAACAAAAAGAAGGAAAAAAGACTTTTGACCAAACTCAAAAGGAATTGCAGAAAGAAGAAAATACAAGGGCTTCTGATTTTGCGAAAGAACAGGAAAGAAGACAACGTGAATTTGAAGACCAAGGCAAACATACACAGGCACAAATAACGGCGTTTAATCGTGAACAGCAAGATAGAGTCACGGCTTTTAATACTGAAAAGGGCATTAGGGATGAAACGAATGCACAGGCTCAACAAGATTTTGCGGATAAACAGGCAAGGGAAGATGAGGCAAAGAGGGCGGAATTGAGTAGGGCAACGGATTTATTCTATTTCCAAAAGCGGGCAATGGAGGCACAGGCGATAGTGCAAACAGCTTTAGCGGTAATGTCAACCCTTGGATTTTTTGGAGGCACGCCTTGGGGATGGGCGGCGGCGGGTATGGTAGCGGCGGCAGGCGCTGTCCAAATAGCGAACATTGAAGCTCAACAACCGCCTTCTTACGATTCCGGCGGTATCTCAAATGCAAAAGGCATATACCAGACGGGCGATATTCAGGAAGCTCATGTTCCGATCCCGAATGGCAGTATCCCGGTTGTAATTACTAACAATAATACGACTAATTCCAGCAATAATGAATTTAGACCGGTAATTCAGGTTTTTATAGATAGCAGAGAAATCAAAGCGATGATAAAATATGATTCAACGCATGGCGGAACAAAATTTATTAACAAAAGGAGTCTTATCTAATGTCGGTAGTAAGATTAGGTTTTAATGATTTAGTGGAAGGTGCGGATATAACAGCTTCTGATGAAGTTGCTACCCTGCCATTTGAGAATCTTAAGGGTTCTCAACTTGGATGTAAGGGCCGTTCAACAACGACTGACATTACTCTTGATTTTGATTTAGGGGCGGCTTATGCGGTCACAGGGCTGTTTATATCCGCTCATAATATATCAAGCTCGGTAACGGTATTAAAATGGCAGAATAAAGCACTTGTGGGCGATTCTTACGCAGATTATGTGAATCTGCTTGACCCTGTGGGTAATGCTTCTTATAATGCCTATGATAGTAAACAAATTATCTGGTATCCGGCTCCGGGTAGCAAACGATATTGGCGTTTGGTTATTACGGACGCTAGCAATATTGATGGATATATTGAAATAGGGGCAGTGAGAATATTCTCATACTATGAACCGTCAAAAGGCGCGGCCCGAGGGATAAGTATTTCGCGCAAAGATTTATCTGAAATTCAAAATGGATTGAATGGGTCAAAGTACGCGAATGTAAAATCAAAACAATGGATATTCGGTATTGCATTAAACAATATCCCTTCGGATCCCGCCGGTACTGATGATTTACAGTCTTTAATGGATATGTTTGACATAATCGGAAGTACAAAAGATATTGTTGTTTCAATTGATCCTTATGCAGACGGTTCTTATCCGTATAAAAACTTAAAAAAATTGACTTTGTATGGCTCATTATCGAAAGATTTTGGGGCAAAAGATGTTACAGTTGACATGTATAATATGTCATATACATTTGAGGAAGCATTATGAGCGTGAAAGCAAAAGTAATAAATTTATGGAATATTGTTAAAATAACGTGGGCGAGTGATGAGCCTGCTGGAACTGAAATTGATACCACTACCGGCGGAGATAAAACAGTAACCGTTGGCGTGGGTACGTCAATGTCTTCACTTACAGAAAAAGAGATCACAAACGGTCAGGATTTATCTGGTGATACTGATTTTCAAGGTAAAAAGTTTTTGCAGATAAAAGCAACTTTAAGAATTTTATCTGGTGGAACATCTCCTACATTAAGAGGATTATTTGTTAAGGCTTATGAAACTTTAGCATCATGGTTGAGCCGTCCTGCAAGCCATAAAATCATATTGGCGGAAATTGTAGTTAGTGAGGAATTGTCTGGCGGTTGGACATCGTATGGCGGATATATGTCAATGGAAGATTCTGGAAGCATTTTGACCGAAGATGGGGCTAAAATAGTTTTAGAATAAAAGGAGATTTATTTTATGAAAAGATTTTACTTTAGGATATTAGGGTTTATTGCGGGTATATTTTTATTATTATATGCACAATCATATTTAATGAATTTCGCTGAAGCCGTTGACACTAAAATATCAGCAATGTCAAGTTTAGCCACACCAACTGATTCTACGGTGATACCAGTAGTTTTAGGCGGCGCAAATTATAAATTATCATGGTCAGCCACTAAGGCTACTTTGCAACAATATTTTAACACTGTTTATGTTGGTTATTCTTATATTGGGGAAATAGATACTGGATATTTATATGGTACAACTTTTAATGCTAATAAATATAAATATGATTCTTCATATTATTGGGATACTTTGTATATTTTAAAATGGGATACTTCTTATTTATGGGCAACAGATTATGCGGCAAATAAATTAAGTTTTTTAACTACCGATATTGACACCGCATATACTTCATTATCAATCTTTTATGATTCTTTAACTCAAAAAGTTGATACTTCCTATATCCCTTTTATTGATTCTTCAAATTACTGGTCAACAACTTTTGCGGGCAATAAAACTGCTTACGATAGTGCAGTAAATTGGGGAGATCATGCGTTAATAGGATATTTAACGGATGATATTGACACCGCATATTTATCTGTATCAGTATTTGAAACCGCTATTGCAAGTAAATCAGATACAAGTCATAACCATGATACTACATATTCAAAATCAAAAATATATTATGATAGTGTTGCCCCTGAAACAGCCCCTTTGCAAATTGGGGATTTTTGGAGAGATACGACTTTAAGCAAAGTTTACTTTGGATTTGATACAACTGATTCAACAAGTTGGTTATTATTAAATTAAATTATGAGTAATGTATATCAAAAAAATTATTTAAACGAAACTGTAACTTTGCGAGACGGCAAAGATTATACGTTTTTTAAAGTTATTACGGCTTTAAAAGAGGATGGGGTAGAATTAACTTTGCAGTCAAGCATTGTAACAGTCGAAGCGGATCCCGGCAGTTGGTGGCAAGATACCGCAACAGGATTATTATATATCCATTGTTCCGATGGTTTAAGTCCGGATGCTCATAATATCATAGCAAAATTCTGCTTTTATTGCGCTTCTGAAAATATTATATTTAATAATCGATTTTATGAAGGCAGGATTGCAGATATATCAAGTATTTCAAATAGCACTGGCATACTTCCAGAAATGATAGAAACGGAAGGAGGGGATATATCATTAAATAACGCCGATGGTTTTTTTGACACACTTTCAGAAAAATTTATTTGGGAAAAATCCGAGTTATCAATTAAATATGGTTCTGATTTAATGGCATACACTGATTTTATGCAATTTCTTGGTTGGAAGATTGAAAATAAAGGTTGGGAAGAAAATAATTTTAAAATAAATTTTTTTAGTGTAAAAAAAGAGTTGGAGAAAAAAATAATTAGTGACAAATTTGATTTAACCACATACCCAAATTTGGAAGCTAATGCGTTGGATACATATATTCCGATAAGTTATGGCACGCCATTTACCTCATTGGATGAGACCCCGCTGTTGGTGTGTATAAATACTAAGAAAAATGGGGGCGTTACTGAAACAGGAACTTCAATTGCTTCGAGCGATACAACAAATTTATATATCACCGGAACATTACTTAATACAACAGAAAATTATTATAAGGGACATCAGGTAGAATGGAATGGACTAATCAGCAAAATAACAGCATCAAGTTATGTGGTTGAGACAGACACTCACTATATAACAATGGAAGAAATGGCAGACTTCGCCACTGATAAAGTTTTTGTTTTGCGAAAATACAACCAGCAAGAATTTTATATTCCGGCAAGCGCATTATCAACCGTATATATCGATTACGGCGATGGTCTAGGCTGGCTTAAAATAGTTCCGACTACTGCGCTAGCCACAAACACTTTTACGCTAACTACGCATTCCGATGGGGCATTATCCGGATTTCAAGAAGGCACAACAAGGGTAAAGGCGTTGTTTACGCCGAGTGTAATTACGGATGGAAATATTTCAGACGCCGTAAAATATCTTTGCAAACTTAATACCGGGTTGAATGATGATAATTTAGATTCGCCGTCATTCGTTCAATCCGCTATCGACGCAGAGGGGGTAATACATGATTATATCAGTGATCAAATAACAGTAAAAGCGGCAATTGAGCGGGTTGTAAAATCTGTAATGTGCAGGTTTTATACCGCCTTAAATGGCAAGATTAAATTTATTATATGGAGTCCACGGCGCACATCCGGCTATGATGAATATCAAGATTATGAATATTTATCTTTTTCTGTAAACCCGATTGATGAGATAAGTAATAAAATATCAATAGGTTATAACAAAAATTATGAGAAAAATGAATATCATTATACGACAATAACAGATACAGAAAGTATTTGGGAATATGAAGAACGTGAAATAAAAACTATCGATACTTTGCTGGTAAATAAATCGGATGCAATTGTTTTGGGGCAGAGAATACAGTTTATAATTAATCAACCGGGTCGAATTGTTTCTTTTGAAACCGCTTTACGGGGCTTACAAAAAGCTGATACTGGCGATGGCGATATTGAAAATAATATCGGCTCAAAATTATATACGACAAAAACAAAAAGTCCTAATTCTATCGCTGGCGGTATGAACGCTGTCCAATGTGAGGTTTTAGGTATTGATAGAAATTTAAAAGATGGTATAATTGGCATTAGTTGTATTGATATTTTAGGGTTGGGGTTAGGCGTAGGCATATGGGTATCTGATGATGTAAAAAATTACGATGATCCTACAATAACGGAAGGCGAAAAAAACATTTCTGGGTTTTGGACAGATGATTTTGGAAAAGTGGGTGGGGTGGAAGTAGATAGTTATTGGTGGTAATAAAAAGAAAGGAAATAAAATGGAACGTAAAATATTAGGTGATGTAAAAGATTTAATAAAAAATAAGAACGTTTTTCACAGAGTTGGTGGTGGTGGAGACAAATGGTTTTTAAAATTAGATAATGGGACTTATGCAGTTTTACCAATAGCCGAATGTTGCCCAATTGAGATACTTACTTATGAAGAATTTGAGAAGGATAGGGAAGAGTTTAAACACGTAATAACATCCGAAACTTCAAAAGTTTTGCAAGAATTAGAAAAAAGAAAGCAATTACTAGATACTTTTGATAAGGAGATATAATGTCATTTACATCAAGTAATCCAGTTTCAATTGGAGAAGCCACAAAAAAATCACATTATGACAATGTTTTCGACAATACTAAGTACAACAAGGATAGGATCAATGGAGATGATGCTGAAGGATCAGGTGTTGCAGGTCATTTCCATGAAGGTGGTGCAAATGGAGTAGCCTTAAGATGGTTTTACTCGATGGAAAACACAGGAACAACAATAGATGGATCAAGCCTTGCTAATTTAGAAACAAGAAATTATTCTGATTTGCAGTCTATCCCTACGGAATTTAATCCAACAGCAGCATCACAAGCTTTAAAAGCCAATATAGCTTCTCCTACTATAGATAATCCAACCTTTACAAATTTAGTACTTGATAACGCCGGCTCTGTTACTGGGCAGGCTTTACGTACATACTCTGTGACCGTCAACGTTACAGGTAGTAATATCTCTGGGACAAGTGCACCCGAGTCTCAATTTATTGGGGCAAAAATATTAGGGTTCTACCCTGTATCTGGTTTTTCAAATTATCCAGATACTGAAACAATTATTGGAGTAACTCTTAATGGTGATGGGAGTGTAACAGTTACACTTTCAAAAACCAGTAGTACAGCGGTTATTAAAGTAATACTGGCTTATAATTAGAAAGCCAGAAAGGAGAAAATGTGGTTCAAACTGGGGATATAGTTTTTATAAAAAATACAAGCTGGATAAGCAAACTGATTGTATGGTGGGCAGGTTTGTGGTCACATAATATGGGTATTATAAATTATGACAGAGAAATAGTTGAAGCCACAATACCACGAGTAAGAAAAGCTAATTTATCAATTTACAAAGGGTTACAGTATGCGATTCTTACAACCAAAACACCATTGACAGATGAAGAAAAATCTATTTTGGTAAAGTTTTGGACAAGTAAAATTGGGGTATGGTATGATTGGCGGGGTATATTATCTTTTCCTTTACGAAGGAATATTGGCAATAAGAATTATTTTTTCTGTTCTGAATTAATAATTGAGGGATATAGATTGATTGGGAGAGAGTTACTAAGAAGTGAAACAAGCTGGGTAACGCCAGCTGATTTATATAAATCAACAGAACTAAAAATCATAGAGGAAGGAATATTATAAGGAGATAAATTATGGCAATAACATGGAAAATAAAAAAGGTAGTAGAAATACCAGGTAAAAACAAGTCGATAGTAACAGTGCAGGAAATGTTATCAGCGACTGGAGAAGGGCAAACTTTTAAAGTGCTTGTTGCCAGCAATGCTCCGGGAAAAGATATTATTGATACTCTTGTTCAGGGTGTTAAAAATAAAAAATCAAAAGTGAAAAAAATAAAAGACATAGTATTACCTGCCAATTTTGGTATATTGGTAGGATAAAGGAGGTATATGACAAACGAAGAATTGATTATATTAAAAGCAGAAATAGACAAGCCTTTGTATGCCAATAAATCTAATATAGATATTGCAAATATGCTGGATGATGTTAACCAAAATCCAGACAATGATTTGGGTGATAGACTGGATTATACGCCAGCCCAAATATTGGAATGTTATTTAGATCCCAATGGGGATTTTATACTTGAAGTATTTACGATGAATGATACACAAATAAATTACATTGATAGTATGCGTAGGGAATGTTTGCAATTTAAACACACGCCTAATTCTATAAAATCCATGAGGATTTTAGTATCTGTAATTTTTGGAGATATTCCTACCATATGTAATAATATTCTTGCAATGTCATATCAAAAAATAAGCAAAGCCAAATTCTTATTCCCTGGCACAGAAGTAACGTATTGGGATGTAGAAGCAGCTAAGCTGATTGGGGGTAATTAATGTCAACATCAATTAAACCAGTAAAAGTTAAACAGACTGCTTTGCTAACATTGCAAACTGTTGCGACATATGCAAATTCAGCGGGCGCCGGAATAGCCCGGTCTGCCGAATTAGATGTATCGCAATATATTTCTGGTAGGGTTGTGGCTAGGATAGGTCGAACTGTTGTTACGGCATTCACAGCCGGAACGGAAGTGAAAGTATTAATTAGGGCTCGGGGTAAAGATGATGCCGCCAAAGATTCATGGAGTGATATTGTAAATAGAGGCACAGGGTCTATGGTTGCATGTAATACTAATGCCTTAACAGCAGGGGGCGGAGCCGCCGGATCAGGTCAATCTGCGGCGGCATTGACAATGTCCGCAAATGCCGCCATTAATTATGTTACCAACACAACAGGAAACGAAATATTATATTTTAAAAATGCCACTGTAGGTAACGGTGAATTCCATAGGGCGGTTTATGCTTCTACAGCTTCTACTGCTTTATGGATCGCTGAAGATTTGACACGGGAACAAAACAGCGGGAATCTATATAACGGGAGCACGGAAATAACGGAAGAGTTAGACCTATCGAATATTAGCGAGATTGAAGCGGTAGTGCTAAATAATACTGGCGTCGATGTTGACGTCGAAATATTTTTAGAAACTCTTAATAATTATCAATCTACTACGGACGCTTAAAAAATATGAAGCAAAAATTTCGTCACAATAAACCATCTGTCGGGTGTAAATTAAATAATGGGGTAAACCTTGTTAAAGGATTATCCCATTATTGGCTTATGAACGAAGATAATGGAATTAAAGTACATAATATAGTATCTGATAATGATCATGGTAGATTCCTTTCTACAAAACTTGCCCAGTGGGCAGGTGCAGGAGGGAAAAGAGGGATATATCTTCCTAAAAATGCAGGATTAATCGAAGTTCCTGCGGTTGCTGGCGGATTTATAAAAAATGTAAATGTCGGTTTTTCTGTTGGATTATGGTTTTACAAGTCTGATATGTCAATTACAAATGATTACGGATTTACAGTTGGAACTTCAATTCAGTTGTTGGGAAATTATTTGGGTGAATGGTATTTCAACACCTCCGCAGTTGCCTATCAGGTAACGCCAATAAAAGAAGTTTTGGCTGGTAAATGGCATTATGTTGTGGGGACATTATCCAAAAACACTCAATGCTTATATCTCAATGGCAAATTAGTTGCAAGAAGTTCAGGAAGTTATACTATTCCAAATCCGATAACAGATTTAATCTTTGGGGGATTATCTGATACAAGTGGAAATTTTCATGGATATATTGATTCCGTACAATTATGGCAACGACCAATTTCAGAGGGTGAGGTGAAATGGAGTTACCAAAACCCTTATGGGATGGCGAAATATAGCAATATTCTTTTAATTGATTCAATTGTTGAAACTCCTTCAGCTCCCACAAGCGTTTCAGCAGTCGCAGGAGATGAGCAGGTAACAGTATCTTGGGATGCAGTAGCGGGAGCAACTTCTTATAACATCTATTGGAAAACTTCTAGTCCTGTTACACAGTTAAATGGAACAAAAATAACAGGCGTTACAAGCCCATACATTCATACTGGGTTGACTAATGGTGTTCCAATTTACTACGTAGTAACGGCTGTTGGAACAGGTGGGGAAAGTGCTGATTCGTCCGAAGTTAATGCTACACCCACAGGGGCTACTATTGGCACATGGCTATCGCCGGTGTTTTCGGCTAATAAAAACATAAATTTCCCAGGTAAAAGATTTATATGGATAGATGGAACTTTTGATGATACGGAAGTTAATGCAAATGGTGATGTGTCTTTAAAATGAAAAAAATAATTATTTTAATCTTATTATTATCTGTTAGAATAACAGCAGACACAACAAAAACTATTATTTTAACGGTATCCATTAATCCATATAAAACTGATTTTAATTCCGATGGTGTTACTGATACATTAGATTTAAAATTATTTATGGTTAGGTATAATACAAAATATTCAAGAGGTTCAAAATATGATCTGAATAAAATAAAAAAATCAGGATACTATACAGTTGATATAGACGATCTAAAAATATTTTTAAAATATATGGAGTTAAAATGATAGAAAATCGTCAGAAAGCTATAAAGTTATTGTGGAAATTAGAAGGATTCTCAAGCAATCTTCCTGATGACGATCCTACAATTTTAGGAGTGAATTCAAGGTTTCATCCGGATACTTATAATGAATTGAAAGCTCATAGTTCTGATCCAGAAGCTTGTTTTAAAATTGCTGAAATATTTTATTTTAAAAATTTTTGGTTACGATATAATTGCGATGCTTTACCGGATAAAATTGATATTCTTTATTTTGTTACTGCTGTTAATACGCCCCGGGGCGAAAAGATGATGGCTTTATCCATAGATAATTTTGAGAATGAATGTTTGGACGCTATTTTATATTATTCGCAGACAAAAAACACTGATAATCGGAAGTTAGGATTAATAAATAGGGTGTTAAGGGTTTGGCAGGCTTTAAATGAAGGGAATGTAACGATATGATATTAAAAATCCTTAATAAAATATGCAAAGGCTGGGTAACTGAATATAAATTTCATCCTGAACGGCGATGGCGCGCGGATTATTGTAATCCTGAACAGAAAATAATAATAGAACAGAACGGAGGCGTATGGACCGGCGGACGCCATACATCAGGTTCAGGGTTTGTTAAGGACATGGAAAAGTTAAATGCGGCAACAGTATTAGGATATAGGATTTTGCAATATACTCCACAACAAATAAATAAATTTGAATTTATCCAAGATATTGAAAAACTAATATAGGAGATAACTTATGCCGAAAGAAGACGATCACCACAGAGCAAATGACGTTTCGTTGGATTCTGTAAACGCCGTACTAATTTTATTAAAAGATGAAATTAAAGAGTTTAAGGAAATACAAAAAGATGGTTTCCGGGAAGTCAAAGAAACCCATAAGGCGATGTGGAGTAAAATTGATATCCAGAATGAGAAGATCCAAAAATTAGAAACAAAGACATCAAATATTGAATTAAAATTGGTAGGGGTAGGAGTAGGTGTCACTATGGCTTGGGACTGGCTAAAGAACAAATTATAAAAATGAAAAAACTCAACCTAATAATAAAAAAATTGAACGGCATGCACAATGGTGCTATAATTAATCAGTGTTTTGAGATATGCAGAACTGATAAGAAGTTATTTAATCAGTTAAAAAAACATAGACGAGAATCAAACGATTTTGGTATAATTGATTTTGATTATATTGAGAAGGAAGTTAATAAAAGCAAAGGAGTAAATGATGGACGAAATTTTTAGTAAAATAGTATCTTTAATAACATCACCTTTAACCGGGTGGATCGTAAGTATTGGTTTAGGAATAATTTTTAAAACCAAACTGAATCAGGCACTTGCAGTAATATCAATTTTAATTGACGGAGTGGAAGAGTTCGATGAGAATGTAAAAGATATTATTACGGACGCTCAGGAAAAGAAATTAGATACTATTAAGGAATGGATTAACGGAAAATTAACAAAAGCAGGAGTTGATAAAAAAAAGATTGTCAATAAAATGTTAGAAGAAAAAGGGATTTTAGGAAGTAACGAATCCCCGCATTTATAAATAATAGTTTCCCCCAGAGCCGGAACGTGTGCCAGACCACTAATCCGGCTTTCCCCTCCACAAACTAACCAAATAAGCCACACCTGCCTATTACTTTTAAATAATCGTCGCTCTCCGATAAGATTTAAGCGATTCCATTCTATAATTTCATGTGTTTTTAACTAAAAGTGCTATTTTGGGTATGTTTTTTGAGTTCTTTTGATATTTTCAAAACATCACCATTTGTTTTTTATGGTTTTCAAATCGTTCAACTGCTTTATCATAATAACTTTTATCTATTTCGTAACCTTCAAGATCGTAACCTAAGTCATGGGCGGCGATGGCGATACTTCCAGAGCCGAGGTGCGTATCGAGTATTTTATCGCCTTGTTTGGCATATTTTGTTAATAGCCATTTATATAAGGCGACTGGTTTTTGTGTGGGATGAATTTTATCTCCAGTCCGGTTGTCAAATTTAAAAAGTTTTGCTGGAACATTAAAAGATGTCCATGCAAATTCCCATGCTGAAAAGTTTTCCCATGGTTGCACTTTATCCCAACAAATAATTCCTCTAGTTGGTGGTAGTGAGAAATAATTTCCACCCCAAATAATTTGATTTTCACTTACTCTAAATAATTCCTTAAAATAATTCTCGGTAGGAGCAACATCCCATTTTTTTAATTCAGATGTGCTTTCATTCATTATTCTGCCAACTAATTTACCGGCACTGCCCCAAACTTTAGGTATTCCGTATGGCGGATCTACTAAAGCTATTTGGAATTGTTTATCTTGCATTGTTTTAAACGCTTCCAAACAGTCTTGGTTATATAGATTTATCACTTTTATAAATACCTTTCATTTTTGGATTAACCTTTTAAAAGTTTTAATATAACATCTTTTATTATCTCTATGTTTTTGTCATGTATTATTTTCCCAAGGTCATCTAGTCTTCCATTTACATTATAATAATAGACAGAATCTAACTTCTTTAGTAGCGTTGTTTCATCTGGAACAAAGCAAATCTTGCCCTCGGAATAATACCTTGTTATAAAAATAATTGTTTAAGTTTTTCTAAAAATGTTTTTCGATTCTCATAACTTTTCATAATTATATTTAAATTATGTAATGCGTTATTTTTCTTCTGTGTAATTAATATTTTGGCACATGCAATCATGGTATGCGTCTTCGGAAACATCCGCCACAATATTAAATATTTTTATCATGTTTATTGTTTCGGAATATCTACAAACATGAAATTTTACTGTGCTAAAAATACAATTTCCATAATGTGGTTCACTATTATTTTTACAGAATAATTCGCATTCTGATTGTTTTAGAAACTTACATTTATATTTATTTTCTAATTGACTCATTAGTTCCCCTTTCTAAGTTTTCCTGTACAAACTGCTGAACGCCATTTGGCGTTAGCTTATTGTTATAAAACTTTGCGCGAACAGCCTCGCAGTTCAAACGCTTCATCTGTTTGCCTCAAAGAATGCCTGTGCGAATCCCTGTGAACATAAAGAACGAAACGACATATCATCTTCAACCGTGAAGCAGTCAAACTCTCGGATGCTGTTCTTCGCACTCTTGTGCAAAAAAGCCATGCTCGGCTTTGGTCTTCCCGGCCTCACATACAAATCAGGGTTCTTCGGGACATCCTCCCATCTGTAATACTTCGGAACCGGCTTGTTAAACTTGCCCCACAATGCCGTTCTTTTCGTCCATGGGCTTCCAAACATCCACGGTTCATATGTCATCACAGGTTTTCCGAGAAAGTCCTTGAGTCGTCCCGTTGCAGGGTTCTCAATCGTCCAGAATGTCGGATCACACTCTTTGATTATCCGCAGGCATTCATTCACCAGAAACATGCCCTTTTCATAATCCCCGGTCTTGTGAAAGCCAGAAGCAACGCTGAACTCAGTGCATACCGGATTCGCAATCACTCCATGCACATTTTCAGGCGGGTGGTAATTCTCCACGCCAATGCTTCTACCAATCAATCGCACGTCATACCCTGCATCCTGATACGGCCTTGTATCAGAACCTATGTCTGCACATAAATGAATAATAATCACAGCAACAGCCCGCGCAAAATTTTATAACAAGTCATTCAACTTCGCTCCTTTCAGTCGCCCGACGCGGAAACCGCGCGGGTTAATTCCAGTGTTAATCCTTCCAAACAATGCTTTCAAGATACTTTACGTTGTGACGTTGAGTTTCCTTTCCGTCCACAATTTCATGTATCCATATTTCGTCCCGGTCGCCGTAGTAGAAGATACGCAAGATCAGTTCACGATTTTCGTCTGCGTGTATCATCCCGGGCTCTACACCTTGGAATACGATAGTTTTCACCTTGCTACCGTCAATAAAAGGCAAGTTCGGTTCCATGTTTCCCTTTCCGAATGACCGGATTAACCAGTCATTCGACCGCACAAGGGCGGTCAATTCCGCGTTATATTTTTATTAAATTACTAAATTCTATTGGCAATGAAATACCGATCATCTCTTGGCATCGTCGCCTCCTTTCGCCCAGCAGTGCAGCCGACCAAGCGGCGGCTGCACTGCTGGGTTACCCTTTTTTAATCAATAATGTTTCAATCCTTGTTTTAATGGATCGCCGACTTAAACACCTTTATAATGCGCTGCTATTTTGTAGACTAAAGGATTTATATTCTTAACTGCTTTATCCCATAATCTATCAAACGCAATGCTTGTTTTTCTTGTTTCTTCCTGAACTACCTTCCCTGTTTTTCTATCAATAATTTGCAATATAAAAACTTTCATTATGCATCTCTGTTTTATATTATTTCTTCTGCTTCTTCTGCCTAATGTTAATATTTTGTACTGGGTATTAATTTAACTCCCGAAATCTTTATTCCAGCCTCAAGCAATTTTTTTATTTCAATTTTACTTAATGGATCTGAACTAAATAACTGAAACATATTATTTTCCACTGCGTGAATAATAACTTCTTTGCTGTCAAATATTTCGACTATCATATTAACTTTTGATTTTACACCTTCTACAATCGATACAGGCACATTCAAAATTACTTCCTGTGAGGCAATCTCGACTTTGTTCGCCTGTACGGTCGCTTTCTGGTTTATCTTCTCAATTTGAGCCTCTAAAGCGGTTTTTTGAGCGGTTAAAAGTGATAATTCTTGCCCTTGAGCTGTTTTTAATTGTTCATCGACCGCTTTTAACTGGTTTTGTACATCCCCTGTCTTCGCAAGCAAGTCCGAAATTTTCTTTTCAGCCGCTTTTAATATCTTATCATTTTCTTTTTTTATTGCCTCTTCCATTTCTTGCTGTTTTTTAAGGCGTTCAGCCTCTTTTTTAGTGTCATAACTTATCATCGGGGCGGTTATAGCCTTAATTTTTTTATCAACTTCCTCAACAAGAGACTTTTCTCTTTGCGTTAAAGTTTTATGAGCCTTATTAGCCGCTTCTTTTGGCTCTTTAAAAAAGTCAACAATATACTTTTTTTGAGCTTTTAATTTTTGTAGAAATTCATTAGCTTGTTTCATTTCATCATCATTATTTATAATGATGACAGGTATGCCTTTAACAACTTCTAAAACTGATTTTTCAATTTCTTCTTGCATTATTTATCTCCTTCGAATGGTGTTTGTAATTGTTTATCATGTAATTCGTTTTGCAAACTTTCTATATTTTCTTCAACTTCTTTCAGTTCACTTATGACTTGGCATAATGGACATTTTTTTTTATGACCATTATCCCAAACAATTTCTATATGACCGTCTGAACACATATCCATTATTTATTCCTTTCATAATTGTATGCTGTTAATTTTGCGTTAAAATAAATCCAGTCTTTTGTACTAGTAATTTCTACGGCTTTGCACCTATCACCATTTTTAGGGATTTTTAAAACATACCGTTTTGGCAAAATTCCTTTCTTGTAATTCAAGATTAAATCCGGGGTCCCGGCATATCCGTATTTTTCTGAATATAAAGGAATTTCGCAAATATATCTGATATTTTTACTTCCAATTAATGATATTAAATGTTCATTCTCTTTTATCAATTGAGCATATCCAGATAACTGTGCCGCGACATTCCCTGTTGCTCCTGTTTTAAAATCAAAGACAATGAATTTTTTAAAAAGTGGGGCTTCCATAAGCCACCAATTTTTAAACTGATTTAACGCTGGTAACAAATTTTCATCTAACGATCTCCAATCCAAATTATTTTCAATCAATAATTTTATCGCTTTATGAATTGCCGTTCCAAAATCAGCGGCATTTTTCATAACATCGCTGGGAATAGTTTTACCGGTATTTTTATTTACATAAATATTTAAATCTGGTAATTCTAACCATTCCCCGATGATCTGCGTAACGCTTGGGACAACAATTCCGTCCCAAACATATTCGTGTTTTTCTCCATCAAAAGTTAACATAAAACCTTTCTGAAATTTGATAATTTTAAATTATCTGGTTTTGTAGAATCTTTTGTGTTTGGGACATAATATGCATGGGCAATAAATTCAAACCCTTTGACATCCTGTATATCATTTTCAAAATTGATATACCCCTCTTCATCTACTTCATATCCAAACACAATAAGTAAACTTGTTAATTGCCCTGCAAAAAAGTTATATTTTAAGTTGCCTAACTCTGTTGCTAATTCAATTATCCTATAAACATAACTTGGCGCTACTACCTCATCCCCAATATTTACAATTTTAAAATTGTAATCTTTGGTTTCCAGTTTAATAAACTCTTTTTCTGCCTTCATTCTTTGATCTCCCATAGCTTTTTCTCCTTTTTTATTTTTGAGTTTGACCACATTTTATACAAAATATTTTACCGCCAAATTTCTTCTTAGAATTTTCTATTATTTTTTCGTTTTTAATTTCTTTCTTACATCCTTCGCAATAAATAGCATTATCACTATACAAACTCCAGTCAGTTAATGTCATAGCCATAGTAATAATCTGTTCTCTATTTTCTATCGATATCTCATTTGCATGTTCTACATTACACGATTTTAAAAACTGATAATATTTAGATGCTCCATATTCTTTTTTAAGTGTCGCAAAGATGTCTAAAAGATAAAACTGGTCTTTTGTATCTATTTTATTTTCTGATTTTTTGAGTTCTGCTGTTATAATTTTAGGTTTTACAGAATCAACTTTTTTGGGTTCTGAATGAGACGGATTATCTAAATATACTGGTTCCATATTATCAGTTATTGCCGCCTGGTCGGTTGTTAATGCGGTTTCAATTTGAATTGATAATATCCCAAATTTTGATAACAATAATTTCAATACGGTTTTACGTGCCATTCCATCAAACCCCTTTTGCCATTGTCCGTCGATATTATTATACGACTGAGAATACTGTTTTCCGTGGGCATGTAATTGCTCAACTGTCATATAATTATATTTTTTGAATCCATTTTTTAGTTTGAAATAAGCTAAATAACCTATCACTTTATCAGAAATTTTTTCTTTTAATGTTATTTCGTCTGTAAAACGATTAATAATTATTTCGCCCTCATATACTTCATTTACAGAAATATTCTCGTACTGGCCTGTTCTTAAGGCCAATTGGTTAAAGCCTTTCCAGCCCATTTGGAATTGAGCCTGATTTTTATAAGGTATAATGTAAGCAAATCCTAAATTTTGATTAATTGGAAGGTCTAAATTTGCCGCAATTAATGCAGAATTTATAACGCTGTTTGGATTACATTCTAATAATTTCGGATTAGTATTTATAGCAGAGATTAAACTTGAAATAAAAATAGGTGTTTTTTCCCCTAAAACATTTTCAAATTTTTTTAATGTTTTTTGATCCGACAGTAAAACCATTATTTCATTTCCCATAATTCCCCTTTCTTTTTAAATTTTTACTCCATTTTTTCTAATATTTCCAACAAGTCTTTTATACTTTCCAAATCCTCAGCGTCAAAATACTTCTTCTCGCCCTCAAACGATATTTTATTATCGTGCCGCACGCTTGACCCAGGAGAAAGCTCTTTTATCTCTGCCAGAGTTTCATCAATTTTTCTTTTGCGTTCCCGTTGTTCCTCGGATATATCGGGGATATCCGTTTGATAATCTCCAAATTTTTTAAGCATTATATATTCCTTTTTGCTTTTGATTCAACAATCATTATAAATATTTTTTGCGAGAAGCCAGGTGCTGAAACAGCACCCGGCCCCTGCATTAGGGGAGAAGAGAGGCTCTTAGGCAAACTTTCCCCTTGGAATTGTTTTCTAATTTTTGGATTTTTCGTTTTTAAAGTTTTCATTTTTGCCTAAGAGTTTTTTTATTTACAATTTTTATTATACGCCTGTTAATTTTAATGTCAAGATATTTTCTTAAATTTCTTTTTCCAGTTCTTGATTTACAAATTCAATAATTTTTTCTTTATTGATATTGTTCCAAATTTCCCTTATACTACAGGCTTTCAGATACTTTTCTAAAAGTTCTTTTCTTGTAAACTTTTGATACTGCCGATAACTTCCAATCTTTTCTAAAAAATTGATCTCATCGCAAGTTCCATATAAAACGTGTGCCGCATCTGACATTTTTGATCCCCTTTCTTTTAATAGTTTTGTAAAAGTTTGCACCCTACGCATACCAATAAATTTTAGTTCTTTTCCCTCCCCCCTGATTTTTAGAATGTAAATGTTTTTTATGTTTTGGGATTTCTTTTAACCGTGCGAAATATGTTCGTAATTCCGATGTTCCACAGAGGAATAAACATGAGACCACAGTCAAAACTTTTCCGCTTTTTAGATAATTGAGAATTTTGTTTTGGTTCGTCAATTTTTTGCCTCCTCTAATAGTTCAAAATTTTTATAAACGTTGCCAATGATTTCAATTTGTGTATAATTTGGGATTTGGTGCGGTTGAGGATTATTATTTGTGCCATGCCAACGCCCATATCCATATTCAATATTAACAATATCTGTTTTAGTAAAAACATTGTTTTTAATATTAATTTTACAAATATCTCCCTCATAAATTTCTTTACCGTTTTTGTCTTTTAATCCGGTGTATTGTTGTGATTCTTTTTGTGCGGTTTCAAGTTCACCAATTACACCAGTAAAACTATTATTTACAAATCCCCAATAATGAAATTTATAAAAAACACCTTTATTCCAAACTGGTTGCCTGAATTTTATGTCTTTCATTAGTTTTCCGGTTCTGAAAATAAATTTTTTATGTTTTCGGGTACCAGTTCCCCGAAAATTATTGACTCCAGATTACGATTAATATAATTTAATGCGTCAATTTGCCGTGGGAAAATATATAGCCTTGGTAATCCGATCGGAAATTTTTCGTATGTTATTCGGCAAGCTCCGCTGTCTTGTGGGATGTATTCTAATATTTTTATCATCTATATTTTCCTCCATTTCCTTAAAATTCTGGCCCACAAAATTATGATCCAGTTGTTTTTAATAATTATTGTTTGCGCTGGGAGAAATTCTTTAATATCAAATCTGTTTGGTTGATGATAACCTTCTTTTATTATAAAATAATTTTGTAACATTTAAAACCCTCCTGTAATTTTGTAAAAGTTAAGAGCCTAAATATATTTTTCTGGTATCAAAGAATATTTTTTTTCCATTATAATATTTCCTCCTTTTTAATTCCTAAAATCATTTATAAAAGCAGTTTACTTTTCCTCTATAACTTTTTTATATTTTTCTTCGTATTCGGGAAATCCCCAACTAGAAATTTTTTGGAATAATGGCATGATATTATTTCCAAAACGTTTTTTTATTGTATCCCAGCAGGGTAAATGCAAAGACAAAATTCCGATTATTTCCCATTCTAAACTGGTTATCAATTCTATTTTTTGGCGTTTTATTATTTCCAAAAATATAAAATGGGATTCTGAATAATTTATTGCCCTCGCTAAATTTGCCCCCTCTAAATTTGCCCTCGCTAAATTTGCCCCCTCTAAATTTGCCCCCGCTAAATTTGCCCTCGCTAAATTTGCCCCCTCTAAATTTGCCCCCGCTAAATTTGCCCCCTCTAAATTTGCCCTCGCTAAATATGCCCCCTCTAAATTTGCCCCCACTAAATTTGCCCCCGCTAAATTTGCCCCCGCTAAATTTGCCCTCGCTAAATTTGCCCTCGCTAAATTTGCCCCCTCTAAATTTGCCCCCACTAAATTTGCCCCCGCTAAATTTGCCCCCTCTAAATTTGCCCTCGCTAAATTTGCCCCCTCTAATTTTGCCCTCGCTAAATTTGCCCCCTCTAAATTTGCCCTCGCTAAATTTGCCCCCTCTAAATTTGCCCCCGCTAAATTTGCCCCCGCTAAATATGCCCCCTCTAAATTTGCCCCCGCTAAATATGCCCCCTCTAAATTTGCCCTCGCTAAATTTGCCCCCTCTAAATTTGCCCCCGCTAAATATGCCCCCTCTAAATTTGCCCCCGCTAAATTTGCCCTCGCTAAATTTGCTTTTTCTACCGCCTCTTTTACATTTTCGGCATCCGCTTCAAATAATATTTTCCCCGTAAATCTGCATTTTATTTCTATTTTCATTATAAAATTTCCTCCTTTTTAATCCAAAACCTCAACAGTTTTGGCTCTTATTTTTGTTAAATTTCGAGGGTAAATTTTAATATCCTTTGGGTCAACTAAAAATGATTTAACAATCCCGTTATTATGATATGTTTTTGCTTCATCGGGCGATGAAGACAAATGGATTCCGTTTCCGCATTCTCCGTTATAGTTTTCGTCCCAATCCGGGGCAGTGATTATTTCCCCTTTTTTGTAATGGATTTTCCCGGTGTGAAAATCCATTTCGTTTTCATGTACGATTTTGTACAGTTTCAATTTACCTTCAATAATTTCAATTTTTTTAAATTGGATATATCCCTCTATGTCATCTTGGGGACAATTTTTTAATTTAAATTCGCACCAATTATTTTTTATATAACTGTTTTGTAAGTTCCCTTTAGTGTGGATACCCACACCGTAATAGCAGGAAGAAAATTTCCCGTAATTGCAGGAAGAAAATTTCCCTGAATTGCAGGAAGAAAATTTCCCTGAATTGCAGTAAGAAAATTCCCCTGAATTGCAGTAAGAAAATTCCCCTGAATAGCAGGAAGAAAATTTCCCTGAATTGCAGGAAGAAAATTTCCCTGAATTGCAGGAAGAAAATTTCCCTGAATTGCAGGAAGAAAATTTCCCTGAATTGCAGGAAGAAAATTTCCCGTAATTGCAGGAAGAAAATTTCCCTAAATAGCAGGAAGAAAATTTAACCCCTTTTAAATTGCATTTTTCAACAGTTAAATTATTTATATTTTTAATTTCCAATTCAGCGTATCCTTCTTTTTCTCTTTCGGAATTGAATTCTTCTGGCTTTTTTATTAATTCTAAAAATTCTTTTTGTGTCACGATATTTCCTCCTTTTTTATCCCCAAAATTTTACACAGGATTTGTAGATTTGGGGCGGTGAAACTAAAATTACCGTTAAGCCCCTGCGTAAAATGGGATAGGGCAATTTTAAGCCCTGATTTGTAGCAGGTTTTCCAGAGCGTCGTTTTTGATCCCCTCTGGTCAAGGTTTTTTCCTTTTAAAATTTTGTCAAGTTTTTCTTTGTCTAAGTACATTTTTCTCCTTTCTAATTTTTAAATCTCTAAATTTTTCGGGAATACTTCTATTATTAATTTCCATGTTCCCGGAGATAAGTAAAAATACCCAATAGCAAAAATTAAAATTGATACTATAATAATATAGATTTTTTTCATTTTCCACTTCGCGCAGAATCAAGTTCAATCTTAATAATTTCTAGTTGAACATTACTTGCATTTTTAATTTCTATAACTTTAAAAATAGTCCCTGGTTCTGCGTATTTAGTAAAATATCCAAAAGCTTCATTGGCAAATGATGGGCCAATCTTTTTTACTTCTTTAAAATCCAAAATTATCTTTTTCTCTGGATTTTTCCATGCATCCTCAGAATCTAATTCTTTAAGAAATTTATTCCTAAAATCGACTGCTGCAGTATGTTTACCATCACCTTGATTATAATCACGATTTGTTAATCTATGATAAAAATCAATTCCAACATTAATTTCTTTAATTAATGCCATAAATTTCCTCCTCTTTTGCTGGTATCGTAAATTGATACATTGTTCCTGCGAATACTCTTGAAGACTTTGCGCCTATTCCCCCATCTCTATTCATAAATGCATATCCATTATGGGACATAATCACAAAAGGTATTTTTAAATCCTCACATATTTTCTTAATGCGTTTAAGGCCATTCCCTTTTCTTGCTCCACTTACAAAGGTTTTTCTTATTATACCTTTTTTGCGGAGAGGTGGTTCTAAAGACCCACTTATTGGTTTTTCCAATGCCATTCGTATAAATTCACCATCATTTGAAGAAATGTTTTTAATAAAAATATCAGATTGCTGCGATCCACTCATTAGTGAATTACGAATCCCTATTCCATTGTCTGCAATACAAACAGTGATTATTTTATGTTTTTTGTGGTATTGAGCTAAAATCCACCATCCACCATCCACTATCTCCATGGCTTACTCCATGTTCAGTCACATTAGCAAAAACTTCGGTTAAAACTACCGAATCAAACCATTCAAGAGATTCCGGACTTAAGCTGCTACGTTCTTTAATTAAATTATACACTTCCATTTCTCTTTTTTCCCCCGGAAATCCAGCCCCCGGAAATCCAGCCCCCGGAAATCTCGCCCCCGGAAATCCTTGCGCCCCCGGAAATCTCGCCCCCGGAAATCTCGCCCCCGGAAATCCTTGCGCCCCCGGAAATCTCGCCCCCGGAAATCTCGCCCCCGTAAATCTCGCCCCCGGAAATCTCGCCCCCGGAAATCACTCCCCCGGAAATCCAGCCCCCGGAAATCCAGCCCCCGGAAATCTCGCCCCCGGAAATCCTTGCGCCCCCGGAAATCTC